GCTCCTGCACCACAACCTGACCCAAGGGCTAGGGCGTGGCAGGAAAAGAACACTTGGTTTGGTGCTGACGAGGAGATGACCGCCCTCGCACTCGGCCTGCACGAAAAACTGGTCCGGAGCGGCGTAGACCCGAGTACAGACGAGTATTACCGCCGAGTCGATGAAACTATGAGGAAAAGATTCCCCGAGGCATTTGACGATGCCGAAGAGGATGAACAGCCTCAAACGAAGCAAGCCCAAAAGCCTGCTCGCACAAAGCCAGCTACTGTTGTGGCCCCAGTTACGCGGGGAACCGCGCCGCGTCAGGTCCGCCTGACACCGACTCAAGTTGCAATAGCCAAGAGACTTGGACTGAGCAATGAACAGTACGCACGTGAACTTATGAAACTGGAGAATGACAATGGCTGAGAATAGATTGGCTCGTGAAGTTGAAAATCGAGAGTCAGCGCAACGCAAAATGGCGTGGACTCCTCCTCAAACGCTCCCTGAACCAGAGCCGCAAGAGGGTTGGGTCTTCCGCTGGATCCGGACAAGTATTATGGGTCAAGCAGATCCCTCTAATACGTCTGCAAAATTTCGGGAAGGTTGGGAGCCGGTTAAGGCTTCTGAACAACCCAACTTGATGATGCAAGCTGATCCTAATGGACGTTTTAAAGACAACATTGAGATCGGTGGATTGTTGCTCTGTAAGGCTCCTGCTGAACTGATGAAGCAGCGTGATGACTATTACGCCAAGCAAGCTCAGTCTCAGATGCAGTCTGTAGACAACAATTTTATGAGGCTGAACGATGAACGTATGCCGCTCTTTAACGAGAGAAAGACTACGGTCTCGTTTGGCAAGGGCAAATAACTTTTTTGGAGTAACAAATGGCATATCCTACTGTTGACAAGCCGTATGGCTTGAAGCCGGTCAATTTGATCGGCGGGCAGGTGTTTGCCGGTGCAACTCGTCAGCGTCGTATTGCTTCCGGTGCGTCAAGCATTGGTTATGGCGACCCGCTGCAATTTGCTTCGGACGGCACCGTTGAAGTAACCACGGCCACGACTGCTGCCCCGACCTCCGGTTTTGCCGGTGTGTTTTTGGGCTGCAATTACGTGTCCTCTGTGACGGGTCAGCCGACCTACTCGCAGGCTTGGATTTCGGGTACTTCGGTCAAGGCAAATACGTTTATCTATGCGTATGTTGTTGATGATCCGGACACCTTGTTCAAGGTTGTTGGTGTGACGGCTTCGCTGGTGGTTTCGACCACGGGCGGCTTTGTGTACAGCGATGTTGGTACCAACGTTGAATTGGTTGCTAACACGTTGAATACGACGACCAACGATTCGCAGCAGGGCGTTCGTGTTGGCTCGGTTGCTACTACACGTTCGTTGCCGATCCGCATCGTTGATGTGGTTGAGGACACGGCGTTTGTTTCCAGCGGTACGGTGTACTACCCAGAGGTCATTGTGAAGTTTAACGCTCCGTATATTACGGACACTTCGCTGATCGTGGGTGGTCACGCTTACTACAACCCGCTCGGCACCTAATAGGGGAGTTCTAAGACATGGCTATTTCACGTGCACAATTACTCAAGGAACTCCTTCCGGGCTTGAACGCCCTGTTCGGTCTTGAGTACAAGCAATATGGTGAGGAGCACAAGGAGATCTACGAGACTGAGACCTCCGAGCGTTCCTTTGAAGAAGAGACCAAGCTTTCTGGTTTCAGCGCCGCTCCCGTAAAGAACGAAGGTGCTGCGATTGCGTATGACAACGCACAGGAAGCGTGGACTGCTCGTTACAACCACGAGACCATCGCTCTCGGCTTTTCCATCACGGAAGAAGCGGTTGAAGACAACCTGTACGACTCGCTCAGCAAGCGTTATACGAAGGCTCTTGCTCGCGCTATGGCGTACACGAAGCAGGTCAAGGCGGCTTCTGTCCTTAACAATGGCTTCTCCTCGTCCTACACGGGCGGTGACGGTCAGCCGTTGTTCTCGGCGGTGCATCCGCTTGTTTCGGGTGGCACCAACAGCAACCGTCTGACGGCATCTGACCTCAACGAAACTTCGCTTGAGGCGGCTGTCATTCAGATCGCTGGTTGGACCGACGAACGTGGTCTCTTGATCGCGGCGAAGCCCGGTAAGCTCATCGTTCCCCCGGCTTTGATGTTCACTGCCAAGCGCCTCCTCGACACGGAACTCCGTGTTGCGACCGCTGACAACGACATCAACGCTCTCAAGGCGATGGGTTCGATTCCGGGTGGTTACACCGTGAACCACTACTTGACCGATACGAACGCTTGGTTCCTGACGACCGACGTTCCGAACGGCATGAAGCACTTCGTTCGCACCCCGCTGCAAAACAGCATGGACGGCGATTTCGACACCGGCAACGTCCGGTACAAGAGCCGCGAGCGTTATAGCTTCGGCTGGTCGGACCCGCTGGGCATGTTCGGTTCGCCGGGCGCGTCCTGATAGGTTGATGGCGACCTAGAGAGATTGGGGGGTTACAAGTAGCAATGCTTGTGGCCCCTCTTTTTTGATGGTATACAGTCGTTATCGGGAAAAAACCGTTTACCAGACAGACCCGACTGACGACATGCAGACTGGTAAACACAACTCGCATGTGAGGTTTTGAAATGGCTCGTACTACTTTTTCCGGCCCGGTTAAGTCTGACAACGGCTTTGAGGGCAATTTTGTTTCTGGCACGATCAGCAGCGCATCGGCCAACATCACGGTCCTGACAGCCGCTTCTGGCACCGTTACGAACCTTCTTTGCACGACCCTGACGATTGGCAGCACCAAGCTGACCACGGGTTCGGTGTCGGGTACGGTGTCGGTTCAGGCAGGTCGCATCCCGGTTGTCATCGGCAGCACCACGCTTTACATTGGTCTGTACGCCAGTCTCGTCCCGTAAGGATTTCGTAGGGGGGCTAACGCCCCCTTCACTCATTACAGGAGACTCAGATGGGTATGCAAACAGATGTCCTTGCTAGTAAGGTCCGCACTGATGCAGGTCAGTTGTTGGACCAGAATAGCCTCGTTATTGGCCGCGCCCGTGTAAAGGCGATCTACATCGTCCCTGATTCGGGTGCCGGTACCGTTACGTTTATCGACGGCGGCGCAAGCGGCGCTACCAAAATTGTTGTTAACACTAAGGCAAGTTCGACTTCGGCGGATTACATCCTGATGCCCGGTGAAGGCTTGCTTTTTCAAAACAACATTTACATCGTCCCGTCAGCCGTTATTTCGACGATGGTCATTTATGGCTAAGTCACCAGCTTGGCAGCGGAAAGAAGGGAAGTCTCCGTCCGGCGGTTTAAATGCCAAAGGCCGTGCTTCTTATAACCGTGCCAATCCCGGCAAGCCGGGTCTGAAGGCTCCACAGCCTGAAGGCGGGCCTCGCAAGAAGTCGTTCTGCGCGAGAATGTCTGGAATGAAAAAGAAGCTTACTAGCGCCAAAACGGCAAACGACCCTAACAGTCGGATCAATAAATCCTTACGGGCATGGAAGTGTTAAGTCATGGAAATGCTCATCTGGAATATGGTCCTGACTGGGATCGTGGCGATATTGGGTTTTGTTGTGAAAGAGAAGTTCGCTGAACTTCAGCGGTTGGGGATTCTCCTCAACAGAACCCGAGAAGAAGTGGCTCGTGACCATGTCACCCGTGCGGAAGTCCGAGCCGATGCCCAGATGCTCCTCGACCGGCTTGATCGGTTGGAGCAAAAAATAGACCGCTTGGTAAATCACAACACCAAGCCAATTTAAAGGTAAATCCAAATGAAAGAATCCAAGATGATGATGAAGAAAGAAGTGGCCTTCATGAAGAAGAAGGGCGCTCCGAAGTCCATGCTCAAGCATGAAATGCGCGAAATGGCTGACAAAGGCGGTCGCGCCATGAAGAACCGTACGGCTGACAAGATGGGTCGTGCGATGGTCAAGAACAAGAAAATGGCCGGTGGCGGTATGGCTTATTCGGACGGTGGTTCTGTCTATCGCAAGGGCGCTGATGGCGTTGCCAGCAAAGGCAAGACCAAGGGCAAGATGGTTCGCATGATGAAGGGTGGCTACTGTGGCTAAAGCGGCCAAACCCCCGGCTCCAAAAACCGGATCGTCGGATGATTTAATCCCACGTTCCATGCTGCCCGATTCTTCGGTGATCCCGGAGTGGCGGCAGTTTGGTTATGGTGCTGAAGGCCCCGCTGTCCCGAAACCCGCTCCTAAAAAGCCGGGTGGCAAGGCTGCTGGCGGTCACATCAAGAAGATGGCTGGTGGCGGTCAGGTACCGGCTAGAAGGAGTAAAGGTTCAGGGTCTATGCAACGAGCCTCTGAACAACGATTCCGCGATAAAATTTCTACCCCAGTAATTCCCGATCCGGTCAAATATCCGGAATACATCGAGGAAGTTGGCGAGGAGCGTACTAGCGGTCCCCGTATGCGTAAGGGCGGCGTAGCCCGTTCTTCTGCTTCCAAACGTGCTGACGGCATTGCTCAACGCGGCAAGACCCGAGGCAAAATGGTGTAACTATGGATCGTATTCCCAAATATACGGCTGGTATGTTCAAAAAGAAGATGCCTCGGTTTGGGGCTATGAGCATTAGAAAACAACGCTTACCGCTTCCGCCTAAACCGCGAGCAAAAAAATTCCAAGACGGCGGCGAGATTGAAGAGATCATCATTGGTCCCGGCGCTGCTCAGGAAGAGTACGCTGGCGAGATGGCTCAAATCGAAGAGCGTAAGAAGCAGAACGAGCAGAAACGCCGTGATGCAGAGAGTAAGGCTCTCGTTAAGAAATACTACGAGGCCAAGAAGAAACGAGCCGAAATCAACCAAGAAAACCGAGAAAAGTCTATCAAACACTTTACTCGTAACGTGCGTACGGCCCGTAGCGGGGGCAAGATGGACTCTTGCTGCCGTGGTGACGGCATCGCCAAACGCGGTAAAACCCGAGGTAAATTTGTATGAAGCGCAAGGTTCGTCGCTACGCTGAAGGCGGAGTGGGTTACGAAGAAGACCCAAAGCCGGGTGTGCAATCCGATAAAAAATCGTCGAGCAAAAAGTCGGGTAGTGGTAAGACTCCCTCCCGTCGCGTTAGTTCGATGGAGTTCATTAAAAAGTATGAGACTTCAGGTCCTTCTAGCCGGATAAAAGAAGAGGCTGAAACGACCGTAGCTCGTACTAAGTCCGGTCTTCCCGGCGACCGCAGCACCGGGTACAGCGATAAAGGCAAGAGTCCGTATGTTGATATGGACCAAGAAGATGTAGATCGCGCTTTGAAAAGAATGGGTGAAGTTGCAGGTGCCGCTGCCAGTGTAAGCGCTGCTGGGGCAAACCTACCTCTTCGCGCCAAGCAGATGCTTCGTCGTATGCAAACGGCTCGGGCTAATGCTGCTGAACGTGCTACGGATAAAGCCGGTGAAGCGGCTCGGCGTGGTTTGTCCCGTCGTGGCATTCCTCGTTATGACGAGCGGTATCGCGCTAGTTCGGAAGGTTCGGATCGTCGTGCGGCGTATGCAGACGAACTCCCGGAAGGACTTAAATTCAAGCGGGGCGGTTCAGTGAAATCGTCAGCTTCGCGGCGTGCTGACGGTATCGCTAAGAAAGGTAAAACCCGAGGCCGATTTGTATGATGGCTTCGCGTGGCATGGGTGCAATCAGTCCAAAGAAGATTCCCCGCGCCAAACGACGGGGGGATAAAAAGCCTGTGATTGGAACGGGCAAACCCATTCGTACCTTCAAGGAAGGCGGCGAGAGCAAGGTCAACCAAGCCGGTAACTACACCAAGCCCGGTATGCGTAAAAAGTTGTTCGAGTCGATCAAGGCTTCAGCAACACAAGGTACTGCCGCAGGACAGTGGTCGGCGCGTAAGGCGCAGCTTCTAGCCAAGCGATACAAAGAGAAGGGCGGCGGGTATAAGTCATGAAAGCTCCGCAGCAATCGTTAAAGGCTTGGACTGCCCAAAAGTGGAGAACAAAAAGTGGTAAACGATCTTCTGACACAGGTGAAAGGTATTTACCAGAGGCTGCGATTAAAGCTCTCAGCCC